AGTTCTCGCTCTGCGGATCAGCATTAGGGCTGTCGAGGTCGGGCAGGTGGCGAGCAATCCAAGCAGCGATCCGAAACCACTTGTCATCGCTGACCTTGCCCTCAGCCATGAGGCGAGCCTCAGTTACGGTGCGAGCAACAAGGCCATCACCTGCAACCCTGGCTTTGATGACCTAGTGTCTGAAGCTGACTTCGCCTCGGCTGTGCGCAGAACCCCTGAAGCTGAGTTCCGCACTAAGCGACTAAACCAGTGGGTGAACAGCAAGATGGCTTGGCTACCTGCTGGCACTTGGGATGCGCTTACCGAGGATTGGGAGATGACCCCAGATGATGAGTATGTGCTGGGCTTCGATGGTTCTTGGAGTGGTGACTCGACTTCCATTGTGGCTGTCGCTATGCCACTAGAAGAAGGCGGCCCTTACCGAGTCAAACTGGTGCGCTCTTGGGAAAAGAACTTCGCCATTGATGATGACTCATGGCGAGTGTCTAAGGATGAGGTGACTGCTTGGCTAATGCAGTTCCATCAAGACTTTCCTCGGATGCGCGAGATGGCTTGTGATCCTTCCTATTGGTTTGATGAGCTACTGCTCTGGCAAGAATCTGGTGTGCCTGTGGTGATGTATCGCAACAGCCCTGAGCGCACTGTGCCAGCGACAGGCAAGCTATTTGATGCAATAATGAACAACAAGTTCATTCATGATGGTGATCCTGCTTTGGCTCGCCACATTGATAACTGTGTGCTCAAGATCGACCCTCGCGGCGCTCGAATTACAAAGGATTACAAGCAGCCTAAGCTCAAGGTTGACAATGCCATCGCGCTTATGATGGCTTATGATAGGGCATCGGCTAGAATGGAAGAGGAAGTTATTCCTCAGATTTTCTTTTAGGCAGGTATGATGGCAAGCATCTTTGATCGGTTCAAGCGCGAAGAGCGCGCCATTTCATTCCAGACTGTCTGGGGTGCTGGTGGCGATCTAGTGATTGGCAACAACTCTGGCACTCGCGTAGATGCCAAATCAGCCTTTAGCCTTGTTCCAGTCTTTAGTGCAATCAGCCTAATCTCAGACACCATCTCAACTTTGCCAGTCGATGCCTATCAGCGCATTGATGGTAACCGCAAACCTTACCGCCCTCGCCCGTCATGGGTTGACCAACCTGATGTTGACCAGACTCGCTCAGCTCACTACCAGTCTGTGTTGGTTTCTCTACTGATCTGGGGCAATGCTTACATCCGAGTGTTCCGCAACCAGCGCGGCGATGTTGTCAACCTAGTTGTTCTTGATCCACAGAAGATGACTGTCACTCGCTCAGCTATCGGGCGCAAACTGTTCAGCTATGAGGGCGAGGATAAGGCTCTGACCTCTGATGATGTGATGCACCTAACTGACCTGCTTGAGCCTGGCGCAATCATCGGCATCAGCCGAGTAGAGCGCTTGCGAGAAGCCCTTGGTCTAGGTCTAGCTCTACAAGACTTCGCTGCAACCTTCTTCGGTCAGGGTGTATCGGGTTCGCTCGCTGTCACTGTTCCTGGCAACATCACCCCAGATCAGGCTCGACAACTCTCAGACTCAATGTCTAACCGTCATGGCGGCTGGCGCAAGTCAGGTCGAGTGCCAATCATCTCAGGTGGCGCAGACATCAAAGACATCTCGGTCAAGAATGATCAGAGCCAGTTCATCGAATCTCGCCGCTTCTTTGTCGAGGAAGTAGCTCGCCTGTTCAACATCCCACTAAGCATGATGGATGTTCCAGGCGCACAATCTTATGCCTCGGTGGAACAGAACTCGATTCTTTTTGTCACTCACACTCTCCGGCCTTTCATCGAAAAGATTGAATGGTCATACTCTCGCCTCTTGCCTGAGCAAGCATTCCTAAAGTTCAATGTGGATGGTCTGCTGCGCGGTGACTTTAACTCGCGCATCTCGGCTTATGCTACTTCGCTACAGTCTGGCTTCATGAGCATCAATGATGTTCGCCGCATTGAAGACATGACCCCTGTTGATGGTGGCGATGTCTATCGAGTGCCACTGGCCAATGTGAACCTATCTGCTGCTAACCTGCCAGAACAAGAAGGCAAGGTATCTATGGCGCAGAAGATGATCGCGGTTGGCTTCGACCCAGCAGAGGTTCTCAAGGCTCTTGGCCTGCCACCTGTCGCTCACACTGGTGTGCCTTCAACTCAGTTGCAGGCGGTCAACACCATTGACCCTGACAACCCTGCGAGCGTTTACGGGGTCTAATGAGTTTGACGCAAGCAGTTTATTCGGTTGGCACAGCAACGCAGACAGTTGTTGCGCCTACTGCTGACTTCGCTGAGTATGTGCTCAAGAACATCCAGCCAGCCAATGTGGTTGAGTATGCTCGCGATGGCTACATCTACCTTGCTAATGCGCAGTTCTCAATTACCTCTGGGGCGAGCGTAAACTTTTCAATGCTGACTGGGGCAACAGGCGCACAGTTTGATTTCTATTCGATGGTCACTGACACCTCAGCGGTTTATGCCGAACTCATCGAGGGCGCAACCATCGCAACAACTGGCAGCCCTATCCCTGCTAGGAATCTAAACCGCAACTATTCGGATGCGCACAATGCGGTGCTCAAGGCGGCCACTAGCATCACAGGTGGCACTGCTATCAGCGCCGAGTATCTGCCAGCATCTAATCAGTCGGCTGGCCAGATGTCATCGGTGAAGATTCACACCCTCAAGCCAAACACCGAGTATGGTTTTAGATTCACCAACCAGGGCGCACAGACAACCACTGTGCACTTCCAGTTGGGGTTCTCAGAGCACTACAACGGCTACAACCGCATCTGGCTTGGCACTGTGAATGAGTCATTTGCGCTCAATGCTGGAGATGAGTTGAAGATGGTTCTGCCACCCAACCAGACCATCAATGCAACCGCGCTAATCAACGGGAACAAACTATCAGTTATGAGGCAGGAATAATGCCAATCAATCAGGATGCCCCAGAGTATATGCGCGCTGCTGCGAAGCAGGGTTTGAAATACTATGCTGAGGGTTTAGCAGGTGATGGCCTTGTTGCTCGCACCGTAACTGAGGCTCGCCTCATGGCTGAGGGCAAGGTCAGCGATGACAAGTGGATTCGGATCGCTGCTTGGATTGCTCGCCACCTGCCCGACCTCGACAGCCCTAATGCTGATCCGCAGAGCGAGAACTATCCGAGTGCTGGTGTTGTTGCTCACTTGCTTTGGGGCTCAGGGCCATCTAAGGATGCCGCCAACCGCGCCCTTGATTATGCTCAGTCAGTTGTGGAAAGAATCCGCGCTGATGAAACTCGCAAGGCTGATCAGCCAGAAAGAGATGAAATGACTGAAAACCGCGCTTCAATAGATGAACTTGTTATTGGTGACTGGGTGTCATGGAATGCCCTAGACCCAGAGATAGCTGCTGTTGTCACCGCAGTCGAGGGCGATCAAGCTGTGCTGTCTTTGTATGAGTTCGAGGATGGCATCTTTGTGCCTACCGAGCTAATCATGCCGATCAATGTTTTCAAACTGGAGAAGATCCAGCGCCCTGAGATGCTGGCTGAGAAACTGCCTGAGATGCATGACCAGCCAGAGGATGCCCCCGAGTCTGACCCTGCCAGCGACATCAAGGCTAAGGCTGAAGAGATTATTGCTAAGATTGAAGCAATGAATGAAAGCGAGCCAATGACTGAACCTGTTGTTGCTAACCGCGATAAGTGGCTGAGTGCTGCTTGGAAGATCAAGGCTCGCCTTGAGGGGTCTGAGGGTCGCTCAATCGGTGGCATTGAAACTCGCTCGCACTCGGTTGAGCTGCGCGCCGAAGGCGATGGAATGTCTTTCAGTGGCTATGCCGCCCTATTCAATGAACCCTCACTACCCTTGCCTTTCACCGAGATTGTCAAGCCTGGCGCTTTCAAGCGCTCGCTTCAGTCGCGCAACCGCATGATGCTCTTGTGGAATCATGACACCTCTAACCCTCTAGCATCAACTCGCAATGGTTCGCTTCAGCTGACTGAGGATGCTCGCGGCCTAAAGGTCACAGCGACACTCCCTCAGACTTCGCTCGGGCGCGATCTAGCGACTCTCATTAAAATTGGCACAATTGATGCAATGTCTTTTGGATTTTCAGTCAAGAAGGACACCTGGTCACAGGATGGACAGACTCGCTACCTTGAGGATGTCAGCCTCTATGAAGTGTCGCTAGTTTCAACCCCAGCCTATGAGCAGACCTCTGGCACAGTATCAGTTCGCTCGGCTGGCATCTCAGCCGATGCCCTAGCTGATGCTTTGCTAAAGATTGAATCAGGCGATGAACTAGACTCAGAGCAGGGCGCACTTATGCGCGATGTGATCGAGCGCCTATCAAAAACAGAAACCGCCCCAGAGCCAACCGAACCAGAAGGCGATGTCACCGCCCTCTACAAGAAGAAGCTCGCCCTAGTAGAATTGAGCAACAATGGCATCTAAAGAAGATATCGCAACCGCAGTCGCAGTCATCAAGGAAGTTGCTGGCGATCCAGAAGTGGGCGCTGTCAAGGAACTGATTGACTTGCTAAACTCCAGCACCTCGGCCAAAGAAGTCCGAGTGGTTGCTGTGAAGGAAACTCGCTAACCCCTATCTGCGAGTTCGCCCCCCGAGAGTTTTTCCCTTTCGCTCGGGGGGTTTTCCTTTACCCTGAGCGACTATGTAGCAACCTTGTAGAATATAACT